GAGATACATCTGAATCATTGTATAGTTTTTTAAAGTTATCACCTCCTTTATCTAACGAGTTGCTAGTACTACCCATCATACACTTACCAATTATTCTACTACCTAACCTTAAACAAGTTTTTGTAACTCTCCAGTTGTTTAATATGTTATCAGGCCTTTCCCACTTACCGCTTTCATCGTGTACTAATAAGTTTAGCTTTTCACCATCATAACTATTATCACCTGTATTTTTCCAATCTATAGTTGTATCTAATCCTTGTAAGTCTTCTTGTTTCTCGTTTGCAGTAATTTTTCTACGAGTAAACTTACTCGCAGGTACACGGTAAGCAAGCTCAGACTTAGGTCTATCCATACCATCTTGTATCGGTTTAAAGAAAAACGGATAGTTAACAGATATTGGTACAACTTTGTCTGTAAACATTTTCTTTGCATCTGATCCACTTTTTGATAATATACCATATCTACTATCACTTGATATTGTAGCTAAGTTAACTGTTTCAGCTGATGACATAAAAGAAAAACCAGATCGTCTATTTTTTAAGTAACACATACCATAACATCTTTTATCAGCTTTACATGCTTCCCAAAATATATAGAATAATCTATTAGCTTCTCTAAAATCAGGTGCACCTACATCTATTTTACTCCATTGTAAATACATGTAATGACTACCTGTTATGTACGTTGACTTACCATTGTTTTTAAACCAAAAACCTTCATCTCTTCGTTTAAACTCTTCGTCTATATAATCATACCACTGATCTTTAGCTTCTTCAGGATAACTACGCCAGTCAAATATATTTTTTAGTTTAGATAATTCTTTAGGATACTCTATCCTTTCCCATTTGTTTTTACTGTGCACGTGCACTCGCACTGGTTCCAACGGCAAAGCAACGCGCAAACCTTGCAGCTCAATGATTTCACCAATTTTACCAGTTTTTGATATAACGATAATATCGTGTTCTTTACTATATCCATATTGCCATTTTTTACCCCTGTTCATACGAGTTATAGTCGTACGTTTAACAGGTTCAATTATTTTAACTAATGTTTGTTCGTAACTCATTTTGATCTACCTTCAGCAAAACCTCTAAACACTCTTTGTTTTTTTTCTTCTGGTTCTTTACCCTCAAGTATATTCTCTTCTTCTTGTATTCTGTTTAATATTTCAAACGCATCAAATATAGCTAGTTTCTTTGTAGCTGCAGCGTTTTTTAATCTATCAGCACTAACATCATCTTCTGTGTTAGTTATTATTTTTTCTTTAGCAACATTAATCAGTTCTTCAACTGCTCTGTGCCCAGCTTGGATTATAAGCTTCTTCGTGTCCTTGATATTCATATTTAATTGTAATAAATTTAGTGTATACTCTATATAGTAGCTCACCGTCAATAACGAACTCATAATTAGATATAGGTGTAAAACCTACAAGACCGTTTACTTCAAAGCTACCATCAGTATATTTTATAATACCAATATTTTCTTGTGTTTCGCTGTTAGCGTATTTATCTTTGTTTTTTATAGGTTTAACCCAACAAAAACCTTTTTGTGATAACCATTTTTTATTTTGCTTATACAAAAATATTTGATCTGGATAAACAACGTAATTATCTTCATTAAAATAGTTTTTACTATTTTTTTCTATACCTTTTACATTATACCATCGCCTAAACACGTTATGATGAACAATTACTTCATCACCAATATTTATACTTGTACTACCAATAATAGGTGTTGATATTACAGTCGCTTGCCTGTTAACGTATTGATGATTAAAAATTTCAGTGTTAAGTATTAACTCTTTATTTCCAAGTTTCTTTACGTTTTTATATCTTTCACCTATTGGCTTTACAACAAAGTTGTAAACACTCTTCATTAGTATTCTAGATTATACTCTACAGATACAGCCATGTTTTTGTTAAAGTCTTTCCACGGTAAAACATTTTTGTTTTTTCTAATATATATTGAAAACTTATCTTCTTCTTCTATTATATCAGATATTGTATGCCCACCGTAAACTTCTTGACCAACAGCATAGTGCATAGCATCATTTTTATAATCTTTACCTACACTAATCTTCCTTATTAGCTTCGCCATTTTCTTTGTATTTTATTGTACCATCTTCAATACTAACATCTGCAGTTCCATAATCTTTTTCAAGTTCACTTTGTATTATTTTAAGTTCATCTTGCAAACCAGCCACTTGGTGTGATAGATTATGCTTTGACGTTTCAAGCCTACCTATTTCCATTTGAGCCATGTTAATATTGCTAACTGTTTTTTGTATTTTTTCTAACTGCTCTGCAGTTACTTTTTCTGGTTTTAAGTCAACCAGTTTTTCTTTTTTTGTCATTTTATTTAATTTAAATTAGTTATTATTCGTCTGTGTTTATCCACTCAGACTTGTTTAATTCAGCTAATATCTCTGAATGTGTATATTGCGTTTTACCGCTTAAAAATTCTGGAGTATCACCTTCAAATTTTACAAAAGTTTTAGTACCAGCGTTATTATATCTTAACGATGTTTCACCTCTCTCTAATACTTTTTCAAAATCTATAGAAGAAACATCACTTGAATTTATTATTACGTATTTTCTATTTTCAAACATTATCCTGGTAAGTTATTTTGATTAATTAAAACACCATCTCCTTGAGCGTTATTACCATTTATTTTTCTTACAGAAACATTATCTACTGTTCCAGTGAAACTTGAGGTGGCTGTAAAGTTTGTATTACCAGATCCAGTTTGAGGTGAACCAATCATGTAATAAGTACCGCTACTAGTATGGCTTTGAACAAGACCTCCAGATCCAAAACTTACAGTTCCAGTATTTACAGTTACAGTATATCTTATTAAATAAAAATCTGTAATTAAAGTTGAAGTATCAAAAGTATTAATTTGTACTAAACTAGAGCTTTCAGACTGACTACCATCTGAACTAGCTACGCCACCAGATATGCTCCAACCAGTGTTTTTAGTCCAATCACTATCAGTATCAAAACCTCCATTAGTTATTAACTCATCACCTAAACTACCATCGCTCATATCTACAATACCAGTTGTAACATCACTTAAACCACCAGCACCGCCATCACTAAAACGTAACCATTGTTTTAATTGATTAGCAGTTCCTGTTAAAGTTAAATCTTCTGCGTAATTAAAAAGTCCTTTTGCAGCGTGTATATCAGAGATTTCGCTAGCAGTTAAGACTCTAGCAAAATAAGCATATTCATCAATATAACCTTGATGAAAAGTATTATCAGCATTAGAGTTTTTACCTAAATAAACTCTATCAATAGTTACAGAACTAGTGTCAATAGCTGTAAGACTAGTTGTACTAGTAGCTACAGCAGAACCGTTATAATAAAGTATTAAAGAGTTAGCACTAGTATCGTAAGTTAAAGCCACATGAAACCAACCAGCAGCTACAATATCACTATTATTTATACTATGCTCAACATTTACAGCTGTACCTCCAAATTTATAATTTCCTCTAATTACCCCACCATCACCGCTACTTGTTAGATAAAATATAGAAAACTTATCATCACCACTTGTTCCATCAGAAATGTTAAAAAAAGATTCATTGTTACTAGTAGTTGTTATACGCGCCCATAAAGACACAGTACCTGTAGTCATACTTAAATCACTTGCTACTGAAGAAGCATCTATGAAATCATTTGTACCATCAAAAATAGCAGAACCTTGATTACTTACTAACTTATGTGTTATATCACAACTATTTGTAACGCTACCTGCTACACCTAACATTATTGACCAAAGTAACAGATTATACCATTAGCGTTAGCAGCGTTCATTGTTACAGATGTAAATCTTCCGTATATTGTAATACCTTTTGGAAAAGTTACACTAGTGTCTATAACAACACTGTTATTAGCTGTGTTAGCAGTAGTACCTGTACCAAAGTACGTATCTACACCATAAACTTGTTCTGGAACTAAAGCGCTTAGCTCTATATTATCTAAAAACGTAATAGCAACTATTACTAAACCTGTTGGTGGTGTTAAAGCACTACTACCTGCTTGTAAGTGCCCACTGCCAAGTTGCCCAAAGTTATATGATACTTCTGTTGAATTTATTCCCATTATTTTTTTACTTTTTCTAGTGATCTACCGCCAAAGTAAGCACCGATCACTGTTATTAATACTAATTGTAAAAGATCTACGTATGAGTCTTTTACTTCAAAATTTATAAAGCCAGCATCTATAAATACTAATAACACTGTGCTTACTACTAAGAACACTAACACTAGCGGTCTTATATTTTTGCTTAACCATGAATCGCTATTCATATCAAGCTTCCATCTCTCAGTTACTTGCTTTTGCATTTCAGCTTCGTAACCCATTACCAAATCTTTTATTTTTGCTTCAGCCGCTAGCTTTTCTTCTTTTGTTGTAGTTAAGTTATCTAAAACTCCACCTACGTTCTTTACAAGTTCACCAGCTCCAGCTGAAAATATTTTTCCTAATATACTCATAATTTATTTTTTAATATCCACCACCACCACCAGAACTACTACCACTGCTACTATAACCACTACTAAATGTCGTAGTAACATTTGATGCACTAGCTCTTCTAACTTGACTTGGCGTTAAAGGATTTGTTACTACATTTAAATTTGCAGCTGTAATATCAGCATGAGTAGTACCAGCCATATAGCCTAATTGACCTAAAAGCGTATGTGTATGGTATCCTGTTATACCATATTGACTACCCCAAAGTTCAGCTTCAGCTATTGTAGTGAATAGTGGTATATTATCTATATTACCTATTAAACTCATTTGTTACCATTATTTGCATCATTTTCCCAAGGAAAATCATGGCTACCAGCTTCTTTTGCAACACCATCTACTATAATCATATCTTTACCATTAATAGTTTTTCTTAAATAAGTTTCACCATTATATTTAACAAAGTTATCACCGTATGATAACTTACCAGTTTTCATATCAGTAGAGTGTCTCATCTCGTGATTTATAACTTCTCTTTCTTCAGCACTACCAGGAACTATTTTATCACTAATAAATATAGAACCATCCATATTAGCTTCACCCATAATACTTTCACCAAGTGGCTTTCTAATTACAGGTGTACCAGGTACTGATGCATCACCACCAGCTTTTCTACCAAACGTAAGCTTAGTACGCATATTACCGTTTGTCATATATGGTTTGTAACCTTTACCTAGTTTGTATGCCATTATCTATCAATATCTTTTATCATATCATCTATAGCTTTATTATAAACTTTATCTGTATATGATTTATTATTAAAAAAAGTACTACGTTCAGATACAGGTAAATCTTCTTCACTTAGTAATACTCTATATATTCTACTTATAAGTTGTGAGCATTTAAAAGATGTTTTAAATACTGAATACTTAATAGTTGTTCTGTTACGGTGTCTCCACGTTTCTATCCAGCCTTCACGCTTTAACCGTTCCCATCTGTTTTTATCCCATGAGTATGTATATGTACCGTCGATAAATTCTTGTCGTGTAAATCTTTTTTTACAATCTAAATAAATTAATAATTCTAAATCTGCGTCTTTTAACCCGTAAGTTTTACAGGCCCATTTACGTACGAGCCTGTAATACTTAAGGATATTCATTTCACGCAAATCTTGCGCGGTTAATCTCATTTAAGATTAGTCAGCCGCAGATACTGCAATTGCTATAGCAGACACGTCATCTGAAAAAGAAGTTCCAGCTTCAGCATCAAAAAGAACAACAGCTCCATCGCTATTTGGCCCTTCGTTAATAGCTTGTGCTAATTCTTTCATAACTTTTACGTGCTTATTAGCAGTAATAGTTAAAGTAACTGTGTCACTAGAACTAGCATCACCATCAGCATCACCTTCAGCAGAACCCATGAAGTGAAGAACTAAATCAACACCACCGGTACCGTCATTAGTTACACCTCTAAGTCTACTAAGAGGAGCCATATATACGTCATGAGCTTCGTCTCCAATATCAGCAGTAGTTGCATCTTCATTAAAAATTAAATATCTTTCCATTTTAATTTGTTTTTTGGTTAATAATTCGTTTTAATTTTCTAGTTTTAAGTTTAAGGGTTATGGTTTAGGTTTGATCTGTTAAGATTAAGCTAATGATATACCACCATCAAGTTTAGTTTGACCATTGATGAAGATACTTGTACCATCACACATTAACTCAACATAGTCTCCTAATGTTTCAGCACCAAGCTCAAAAGTTATTGTAGTACCACCAACAGTTGAAGGACCATCATCTGATGTGTCTACTTCTAATTCGTTAATACCTCCTTTCATAACAGCAGCTGTAGCAGTAATTACCCAGTCAGATGTTGCAAAAGCAGTTCCTACAATAAATCTACAGTTCCATCCTTCGCCCATATTAGCAACTGATGGCAATGTAATAGCCGCACCAGCAGCAGCGTTTAAGATAAACTCTTTGTTAGAGTCGCTAGCTAAAACAGTGTACGCACCTGTTAAGCTGTGTACATTTTTTTTTGTATTAAAAAATACTCTTCCCATTTTTAATAATTTTTTTAGTTAATAATTTGTTTTAATCGCTACCACCGGGTTGTAGTGATAACTAGCATACTAGAACAATATCCATATCACGAATAACTCTATAAAGTTTATCGTTAAATGAAATATCATGACCAGCATGTTTATCGTAATATACCACGTCGTTATTTTTTAAACCTTCAACTAAATTACCACATGATATTATATTTGCTTTTAAATAACGGTTATCTACATCTGTATCGTCCGTCATTATAAGACCAGCAACCTTTTTAGGTTCTGTCTTTATGTTTTTTACTATTATATATCTATTTATCGCTTTCATTGTATCTCATAT